GCAACAGAAACATATCTTCCAAGAATTCGACCGTCGTATTTATTATAACAATTCGCCATATGAGCACGACCTCCCGTCGCTCATTTTCGCGAATTACAGAGAAATATTCAACGAGAGGATAGTGGACCAAGGAATCAAGAAAGCGTTCAAAGGTGGTTGGGGAGCACAGGCGCATACGAAACGGGTCGGTATTGTCCAAGATTTGAACCGGCTATCGTTCAATGCGGCGTTGTGCCATTTACGTAAAATCAATCTGCCTCTCGATTCTAGTTCGAAAGTGGTCGGTCCGCGTATTCTGCACAATTCGCATTGGGGCTATTTCGATTTCATCGACACGCCTGATGGGGCGAATATCGGTCTCCACAAAACGTTTGCAATGTCGGCCTATATGACGCGCGGGTATTCTCGCGAACACATTATTCAGTGGTTGAGAAAACGCGTTGGAATGCTGTCTATTACGGATTGTACGCCCGTCGTCCTCTCGACAATGACGAAGGTCTTTGTAAATGGTCACTGGGCCGGCGTCATCGACACGCCAATAGAATGTGTCAGTAAAATGCGTCTTTATCGTCGCAATGGTCTGATTCCTCTACATACGAGTGTGGCATTTAATATTCGCAACAATGCGGTGGAAATCTATACCGACGCGGGACGATTTACCCGACCGATTTTCTACAAAGACGATATTACTGGGAAATGGGCGTTTGCATTGTCGAAAACCGCCGTAGAAAAGACGAAAACCGGCAATTTCACGTGGGAAGAAATGGTGTCTGGGTTCAATCCGAAACGTGCGGACGTGAAATATAGCACAACCGATGTGGTGATACGTGAATTGGGCGATTTGTATCCCGGCGTCGATGGCGAAAAAGAGCCGACAAAACTCGACCGGTTTTTGAAACACAAAGCCGTCATTGAATATATCGACCCGAATGAAACGGAACATTCACTCATTGCCCAAAGTATGAAGGATTTGAATCCGGCGAATGGCGGCTCAGCGTCGGACAAAATGGACCGATATACGCACATGGAAATCCACCATTCATTTTTGTTCGGAATTATGTGTAACCAGTCGATTTTTGCGGAGACGAACCCCGCCGCGCGTATTTCGTTTTCGTGCAGTCAAAGTCGCCAAGCATGTTCGATTTATCATTCGAATTTCCATTGTAGAATGGACAAGACCGCGATTGTGCTCAATTACGGTCAAACACCTCTCCTAAAAACGCGGCTTCTCCAACACATCGACAAAGAGGAACACCCATATGGCGAAAATGTCATTGTCGCGATTATGTGTTACACGGGATACAATGTAGAGGACGCGATATTGGTGAATGAAGGCGCGATTCAACGCGGACTGTTCAACACGACATATTACACAGTATATTCCGAACACGAAGAGAGGAAACGGGGGCAAGATGGGAGCACACTAGTGACCGACAAACGGTTCAGCAATATTGAATCGGAACCGTCGGTGGTGGGGCTGAAAGCCGGCCACGATTACAGTAAATTAGACCGCAATGGACTCATAAAAGAAAACACGGTCGTCGACGACAAAACCATTATTATTGGATTGACGTCGAATAGTACGACGAAAGCGGGAGTTCGTGTAGACGCGTCGAAAACGACGAAGAAGGGACAACTGGGCGTGGTCGACAAAGCATTTATCACTGAAGGCGAAGAAGGCGAGAGGATAGCGAAAGTACGGATTCGTGAAATACGTATTCCGAACCTGGGCGATAAAATGGCCTCTCGAGCAGGTCAGAAAGGCGTGGTGGGACTGGTGATTCCGGAGAAAGATATGCCATTTACGAAAGACGGATTGAAACCGGATTTGATAATCAATCCTCATGCTCTTCCAACACGTCAAACCATTGGACATTTAGTGGAATGTCTGCTTGGCAAGGTATGTACGATGTATGGCGGGTTCAGCGACTGCACGGCATTCAACAATGAAGGTTCGAAAGCCGCATTATATGGGCGTTTGTTGCCCGAAGTCGGATTTCATAGTACTGGTCACGACATTTTGTACAACGGAATGACGGGTGACCAAATTGAGACGGAAATATTCATCGGTCCGAATTACTATATGCGTTTGAAACACATGGTGAAAGACAAAATCAATTTCCGCGCATTGGGGCCGCGCACCGCATTGACAAAACAGCCGGTTTCTGGACGCGCAAATGACGGTGGCTTGCGCATTGGCGAGATGGAACGCGATTCGATTATCGGTCACGGTATTAACGACTTTTTGCGCGAAAGTATGATGGAACGCGGTGACGAATATCAGATGGTGGTTTGTAATACTACTGGCACATTAGCAGTATATAACCGAGCCCGTGACCTCTTTATGAGTCCGATGGCAGATGGTCCTCTCCGTTTTTTCAAGAGCGAATCCGGCAGTGGATATGCGCTTGATACAATGACCAAATATGGACGCCGATTTAGTATCGTTTCTGTCCCATATTCGTTGAAATTATTAATGCAGGAGTTGGCCGCAATCAACATACAATTGCGTGTAATAACAGAAGACAATTTACATCAAATTGAATCGATGTCGTATTCTGGACACTTGAATAAACTCACATTGCGAGAGGATATGACGCCGGATAAGTTTGTCACGGAGATGAGGCATGCTTTAGCAGTTGGAGAGAAGCCTTTGACGACGCCGTCTTCAATGAATATGCCGGAAGCTGTTATGGAGGATAAATTGGTTGTGTCGCCTCAATATCCCGACGTCTCGCCGGCATTTGAACCAGAGGAAATTGCACTTGGACCGGAGGAGGGAATTGAACCAGAGGAAGTTGCACTTGGTCCAGAGGAAGTTGTCCTACCTCAATATCCCGACGTCTCTTCTGAACCTGGATATGGAGTACCTCTCGACAATGGTATTCCGCCCGACACATACGACCTCAAGACAAACAATCAAGAGGAGATGATTGGAGGTGGAGGAGGCGCCTACGGTATCAATGATTTCGAATTGGGTGAAAATGTATATTTCCGAGGTTCGACAGATTTAGGATTACCATATAATCAAGCATGGTCTGTTGCCAAAAAGGGTGGTATGCTACTCACCATAAAAAGTGACCGAATGATGGGAGGCGGAGGTGAAAATTTGACCAATTCGGATTTCACACAAATTGTAAAAGCCGGAGAATTGATTAAACCTGCGGCATTTCAGAAATGGGAACAGCAGCGTGCTGGAATGCGAGAATTGGCAGAAACTCGGCATGCAGAAGCGGCGGCAATGATGGCGCCTCAACATTCACAGCAGCAGCCAATGGGATATGGAATGACATTTGCACCGACCATTAAATTGGTAGGTGGAAATGATTATTCGAAGAATGATGGTGGCGGGGACGATAATGGGTCGGAACCAAAAGAATCCACTTTTTCTAGTTTAGTAATACCCAGCCAGAATGGCGGCGGCGGTGAAAAGGATACTACGCTTCCTCTCGAGAAATCCGAGAACCCCAAAGGAAAAACTATTATGGGAGGATTGGCGGATTTCGGAAGTCTAGTTATTAATAAGATTTTGTAAGAACCGTAGGTAAGGACCAGCAGGGCTAGTAGAACCTTAGGTTAGAGCCGGTAGAACGAAAATTGATTCGAATCTGTTGAAAGAACGAATATAAACATAACCCATCTCAAACTATAGTATATCTTATCCAACACTCTGTAAAAATGGCATCTAATAATCGCGTTCAAACTATTTACAATTCCCGTGTCCATCTCTTACAAATCCTCGAGACACTCGGATATGACATAGACTCATACGCGGGATTTAGTGTGAATGAGATTGACGAGCGAATGAAAACAATGCAACTCGACATGGAAATCCGAAAGCAAACCGGAGAAGCCGCATATGTGAAATACTTATGCGGAAACAAGGCACCTACAAAGGGACTCAGTGCTAAAATTCTAGATTTCATCATCGATGACCTTTATACAAATTCAAAGACTTTAGAGAAACGCGACACACTCATCTTGATAATTGACGGCGAACCCAACGATTCCATGTTGGACAGATTCAAGTATTTATACGACCATGACGGATATTTTGTGGTTTGTCACAATATTGCAAGATTACAATTCAATATCCTACAACACGAAAAGGTTCCCAAATCCGAAGTGGCAACCGACGAAGAAGTGCAAACGGTAATGACACGGTTCAACATCACATCGAGAACGCAATTCCCAGAAATCGGCAGATTCGACCCAGTATCTTTAGCGCTTTGTTTGCGCCCAGGTGAAATATGCAAAATCCATCGCCCCACTCCCACCGCAGGCACGTCCATGTTTTATCGCGTGTGTGTTTAATTCACTCCTTCGCAGTCGTCAGACTCCCTTTTGCATCGCTAACACCATCGAGAAACGCCTCGAATGAAATCAAATAAACAATATATAGTTTGTATATTTTTTATGAACGAATCAGATATTATTAACGGAATCAAACAGTTGAATTACAGTGCAAATGATTGGTTTTATATGAATAGCAATAAATGTAGCGGCATCGACGAATGTGCTTCACCGGACAATGCCGATAATGCATGTTGTATGAATAAATCGGCGGTCCAAACTTTGCAATCCACTGCAAATGATTTAGGTGCAACAGTGACACAATACAACGACGCAAAAATGCTCTATAACCGCGAATTACTATTCACTGTGAATATTTTAGCAGGGATAGTGATGCTTTGTTATTATACGTATTTGAACCAAGATGTGTTCCCAAATCCAAGTGATATTGCGCAAAAAATCGGGAATGCTGGAAGTTCAATCGCAAACTCGGCCAAATCCATCGGTTCATCTGTAGCAATTACAAAATAACGGACGCGCTTAAAGCCGGATTTGAATATAGATAGATGCGAAGCGGTGGATTTGAGTATTCCTGGATTGACGACTGAAAGGAGTCAAGGAGGGAATTGACGAGGCACGAGTCGAGTTTGGGAAGGAATTCGTATCTGTGAATAAAATATACCCCCGCAACCAACGATGTCATCTTCATACTGTGACATAAACAATATGCTTAACGATGTAACAAATCACCCCCAATTTGCGCAAAGATTAAAAAACTGGAAAACGAAGACGTGCACTGCACCTTCCAATCCGAATAAATGCAAGGACGCCGATGACAAACAATGTTGTCTAACCGACGATGAAATTGCGTGTTATTCTAGCCACGAATTGTCGAAACTTCGCACAAATGTGGACGCAAATCTGAGAGAAATCTATCAACCCGAAACCTCTCGAGCAAACATGTTTAACTCGGGTTTGGAAACGACGATGTTGACTGGAATTATATGGGCAATGTTAGGAACGACTGTTCTTTACTATGCTTTTACAAAAATATAAAAATAATATATGTTTATAAGAAGCGAAATGTCCATATATAACCCAGACGTTATGGATAAAATACCACTTACTGATGCAATCCCATCTCCCAGTCCATTGAATACACCCAAAATAACGAATCCGGTTCCGACTTACAAACCTACTGATTTTCAAACCAGTTTTTCAGAGTCGAGTGTTGGCGGGAGCGACACCGTTGCGACAACTACAATGTCGATTGAAGGGAAAAATGAATTGAATAAATCCGGCGTGGGAAATAACAAGTTGGCTTCTTCAATGGACAAAAAAGAGAATTTTGTCGAATATATGTCCTTTTCCAAAGACGCGCCAAATGGAATGGATATGACAACGGACCTAAAAGACACCAATTTGCGAAAGAATTGGAAGACAATGGTAGAAGACAAACCCAACAAATACGATTTTTCGAGCAATGTAATAGACCCGAACGGATATGGATATGTCGCGTCTTTAGACGAAGTCCGAAATAAAGACGCGGTCGATTTGTATCAACAAGAACATGCCACATTTGCAATTGGTGCAATCTCCGGCGTGTCATTAATTGTATTGGGAATATTAATGGCGGCGTCTAGCAACGGCAATAGTTCTTAGCACGGAAAAGAGACTCGTGTGAAAATCCGGAGAACTTTTTCGAAGGCGTTTATGTTCATATTCTACAATGTTTGAATAAAACGTTACCATATAATATATATTTTTAATTATAATATGTCTTATACCGCGAAGAACTTTTACGAATCAGAATTAGAGAGGTTAAAAGACAAAAACGCCAATGCAACCACCATATTATCGTCAAAAGAAAGAGTCGCATTGTTGAATGACAGTTATCGCAAACGTTATTCAAAATACGTGGAAATATTGGTCATTCTTATAGTAGCGTTTTTGATTTATTTAGGAGTCGCCGCAATACAGACTGCATTTCCAATCATTCCATCAGTGGCCGTTGACATACTTGCCGCAATATTAATTGCAGGTGTGTTGTATTACGTCGTAAATATATGGTTTGAACTGTACACGCGAAGTCAATTGAATTATGATGAATTGGATTTACCGGCTTATAATGCGTCGGAGGAAATCGACGCGGCCACATTAGCAGCGAAGAAAGGAATTCTTTCTGGAAAAGGAAATACTTGCGTTGGTCAGGCTTGTTGTCCTGCTGGTTTCACATGGGACCAAGAAACAAACAAATGCAAAACATCGCCGGCATCTACGACGACACCATCGACCACATCGACATCATCATCGACGACACCGGTGGCATCATTTACTACAATGGAATTAGAATCAATCCAAACTGCATATACCCATACCGCATTTGACAGTCCATCTTTACAAAGAAAACCCGTCAGTGGAAATGTGAACGCAGTGGTCGATGTCACCTCTCTCGCATTTTCAAATGTATAACATCTACTAGTAGACAGAGAGGAGAACGTCAAGGATTTCTTCACAGTAAATCCTTGATTGATGACTGAATATCGAAACACAATATATATTTCGATATTCAATATAGAAATGGAGGACGTTCAATATCAAACAGAATCTATTCAAAAACAAGTAACCATAAATTCGTCTTCCACAGACACGTATAAAGCAAAAACGACTTATCAAACCGAAATGTATAATGCCTTGAAATTCGTAAACGAATTATTTGTCTTATTCTACGTGATATTGTTTAGTGTATTGCACGTACTATTTTTGCAGCAGTATATGCAAGGAGTAAAACGCGATGAAGTGAAAGACACGATATGGCTCTCATTCTTTTTCTTTTACCCATATCTCATTTATTATTTAGAAAAAACCATTTACTTCGGCATTACTTATGTATTGTCTCTCATTTACGGCCAGACATATGTCTATGAGTTTGACAAATTACTATTATTCACCGATTTTTACAATGTGCCAAATCCGACAAACAAATCAGTATTAAGCGTTTAGTTATAAATAATGTACATTACATGAAAAATGTGCATTATTTTTGTAGTTTTATAATTCCCTACTTGACTCCTTTCAGTCGTCAATCCGGAACTTCGTATCTATACACCAAGTTCCCCGAAGGGTGAGTTTACAATTCGGAACCACTTGTCGTGGGGATATCATCGTCCATAATACTGCGCGCATCTTGGTCATAATTAATGCGCACGCCTAACCATACCTTTCGTTTCGAGCAGTTCTTGTATTTCTTGTCCATATAGGTCTGCACTTCCTTGATATTGGGTGCGCTGCGGCGTCCATAAGTCGCATCATACCAGTTCTTGAACTCAATGCTAAGCTCCGTTTTGCTGATGCAGCCAGATACATCGGGAACAGTTCGGTCCGAGATGAATTCCGCAATGCAGTCTTGGCTTTTGCGGTATTCATTACTCGCGGCCATCACCATCTCGCAGTCTTTCACTTTGCCCATATTCACATAAGCAATCTCGACCAACAATCCGGCAAAGACCTCTTTCCAAGACGAAAGGCGTTCTTCTAGAGAGCGGTCAATCTTGAACTGATACGGTTTCTCGGGGTCATTATCCACCGGCTCGTCGGTAAACAACGATTTGAATGGAACGACGCGAATACGGCGCCAAGTACCATGGTCATTGCTCTGAATCTCCATCAAATAGTTCGTGCAAAGAACTAGCTGAAATTGCGGGTAGAATTCTTCCGATTGAGCCATGTATAGCCCACGGCCTTGAATGGTATCAATTCCACTGGTCAATTGTTTTACAACGCCATCATTGATACGGTCGCCTTTCTGAGGTTCTTGTGCCACCGCCATACGCAATCCTTTCAGCTGCACAATTTCCGGCATCGCACCTCCGATTTTGCCGCGGCGGTCTGTGAGCAGATTAATCGGCATCGTACCTTTGTAATCGCCCAACACATACTCCATCGCCTTAATCAACATCGATTTCCCGTTCTGACCATCACCGATATAGATATTCCACGTCTGGTTTGGCAACAGACCAATCAAGGTGGAAGCGAGATGTTCCCACATATAATCGTGGATTTGCTCGTCGGGAAAGAGTTTGCGCATAAAATCTCGGATTTCATTTTCAATCGGTCCGTGAATAGCGGGGTCGATTTTCACATAATCGATATTGGCGCATTTTGTCAAGTAGTCTTCTGGGGTTCCGCGGCGGAATCGTTTCTCCTCGAAATCGACCACGCCGTTTTTGAAACAGAACAGTTTCTTGTTGGCGTCGAGTTTCTCTAGGAACATCGCGTCGTAGAACAACTCTTTCGCTTCCGTCATTATATTTTTCTTGTCGTTGGTCGAACCTAGGCGCGAACAAACCGACAATAATTTGTCGCAGTATTTTGTCATTTTCTCCGTTTTTGTATTGTTTTCTTCTTGTTCGGCCATCGCGTCGCGCAATGCCATGAATTCCGTCGCTTTTTTCATATAGAGCGCGCGAAGAGGACCCGAAATGGCGCGTCGCAAATCGACACCGGCGTCGATTTTCTTCCATCGCGGTTCTTCGTACTTGTACCATATGTTGTTTGTGATGCTTACACACTTGTAATCATCTCTATACATTGAATGCAGAACCGCGGCCAAATCACAATCGGTCGTGCCTTTCGTATCGAGTTTCTTCGCTTTCGGGTCCATGTCTTCGTAACTACCCATCGCTCGAACCGCCGTCGCCTCTGCACATTTTAACTGCACCTTGCGATATTCCGCCGGAGCGTCGAATTTACACCAATACATAATCGACCGAGTGGTGATTCCAACGCCGGAATCTGGCTGGATAACACCGAATGAGTTCCATTTGTCGAACAATTCACCGCGGATATTGTAGTAATTGAATCCGGGATATTGAGCGCTAAATGCGACCCAAATGATGAACGTCGATGGGTCGGTGTTTTTCAACGCCATTCCAACGCGAATCCATTTGGTATATGACCCATCGCCGTAATAAGACGCGGGGAGTGCCATAGTGTACCAGAGCAAATCGACCAGTTCATAGCGACCCTTGTTAGTGTTCGTTTCCACGAACTCTTGCAAAATTACGTCTAAATCCTCTTTGCAACGGGCTTCGAATGCGCCGCGATAGAAGAATTTCGGGTGAGTGCGACATTTTGCACTCAATTCGGGCAACAAAGATTCCCATTTTGGAGCCCAGTCGTGAGACGTCGCTTTGGAGCGGCAATCGATGGTCGGCTGTCGGTCAGACGAGTCATATCCGACGGTGTAAATATGCGTTAATTGGTATGGTTCGCATCCGGGTTTTGTAGAGCCGTACAATTGCCAGCCGGTTCCTCCTTGGGTAATTCCATTGTCTAGGACATCTTCCCATGTATTTGTGATTGGTAATCCGTCCTCTCCGCCCCACATTTCTTCCAGTCTCGTCAGAATTCTAGACCGCAATGCGATTTGCATTTTGCGTTCAGCGGAGATGCCGATGATAAAATGGAGACCGTCTTTCGTGATTCGTTTTTCTTCGACGCGATTAATCGCGGTTTTTTCCAAAACATAGATTTTGTAGAGAGACGTTTCGTCAAATTGAAACATTTTTACGAGTTCTTCTGCATATGCCCCGACCGCGTCGTCAATATGGTCTTTGGAATATTGGCGTTCGGTCATTTCATATGGGAATCGGAAATCGAAATCGACTAGGATTGGTCCATCGGACGGCAACTGTGTTTCTGTCAAATAATCGTGTTTTCCTGTTTCGACGATTTCTTTCCGATAGAGGTTTAAGAATTGTGGATAATCTATGTCGGAAATGAAGTAAGCACCTCCGATTCCATTATGCGGAATTCGATTGTTTGTGTTTGATTCGCCCTTGCCAACTTTGCGCTCATAGAGAAAGGCATTTAGAGTGGAAGACATTACGGACGTTTAAATAGATATATTGCAGGGTTTGTTATATAATAAATCAGCTCATATTTAACTTGTTTCAGAAAATCATTCGTTGGAAAGCCATTCAATTTTATGAATTTCGAAAATTGATGAGAAAAAATAGTTTAAATAAATGAATGCATAAAGTATAACCGTCTTATTAAAATAATCAATCTATAGTAAAAATGAGATTCTGTATCAATTGCAACAATAAACTTTACACAAGCATTAGTGGCGAACAATCGGATAAGTTAGTCTATTATTGTCGCAATTGTCATTATGTAGATGAAGACATCGGAGAAGAAGGCGTCATTGTGTTAAGTTCTCAATTGAAAAAAGGTGAACAGCGATTCAACCATATTATTAACCGATATACAAAGCTCGACCCGACTCTTCCACGGATTTACAATATGCGATGTCCAAATACCGCTTGTAAGACAAACGTAGATGAAGTCGAACGCCCCGAGGTAATTTACATGCGATATGATGATGAAAATATGAAGTATCTGTATTTATGTGTGAATTGTCCATCTATTTGGAAAACGGACGACTATAAATAAACAAATATGTGTTGGGGGATATGGCGGAGAGCAAAAATTGAACGAGTAAATGAATAAAATCTTTTTTAATCCATTTAGAAACAATACGTCACTATTATATAACCAACACACCAAGCAACTCGAAAATGTCCGACATCGATGAAGATTATGAATCCGACGCTTCGAATGAATCCGAATCCGACGTCGAAGAAATAAAAAAAAAGAAAACCAAGGGAACTGAAAAGCCGACTTCTATGAGATTGGACGACGATGCGAATTCAGATGCGTCTAGCGTAGCGACAGATGACGATGAAGACGACGACAATGCCGATTTATTGGGAAGCGACCCAGAAGATGACAGTGACATTGACGAGGAATTGGACGAAGACGCCATGTTCGCCGAAGCCCCGCCAAAAAAGACCAAAAAAAACGCCGTCGCCGACGACGCAAACAGCGACCCAGAATATAATTTCGGGTTCGGTTCAGACGACGAAGACGACGAATCGGATTTAGACGACGATGACGGAGAGAACTATTTACAAAAACTCGACGAATCGGTGAAACAACAAACGATTGCGAATCATCACCCAGAATTAATCATCAATAATTACGACGAAGTAGAAGCACTTACTGTTGTTGTCCGTGACGAACGCGGAATCATCATCGACCCATTACACCGCACATTGCCATTCTTGAGTAAATACGAACGAACCCGTATTCTCGGCGAACGAGCAAAACAAATCAATGACGGAGCAAAGGCTTTTGTGGCGGTTGACCCGAGCGTAATTGACGGGTATTTAATCGCACTGGCGGAACTCGAACAGAAGAAAATCCCGTTTATTATTCGCCGACCACTTTCCAACGGCGCCAGTGAATTCTGGAAATTAAAAGACTTAGAGATGCTGTAGATATAACAACTATTAAATTACATAAACCTATATTTCGCGTTTAAATCATCGACTCAACATAATCGAGTAAATGATTTATTTTTTATTGCCGTCGGCGCCAAAACACATATTTCAAAATATATCTGTCCTGAAACGCGACACCGACCCGACCGAAGTGGTTTCGCAAAGTCTATGTAAATACATCAACGAAATCAAAGAAAAACTCGCGTCGAGAGAAAAGGAATGGGACGTCTACAAAAAATACACGAATCCATACGAATATATACATTCGGTAATTCCAAACAAAAAACGGGCCGTCGCAAAATACAAACCAATATCTCGGTCGTATTTCAAAATGATTGAAATAATGACCACATTTCAATTGCATTTCCCAGTCAATAATCATCACGTCAATATTCCGCGTAATGTGGCCGCGTCAGGATTAAAAAAGGCGAAATCCGCGCCGGTTATGACGACAATGATGTCGTCGCGCGAATACGAGTTTGAAATTGCCGATGAATGGCAGATTTGTAAATACGTCAATAAATTAAAAAATCCGGCGTTACAAATCGATGTTCCTCGGCGCGAATTGCTAGAACCGAAAATGTCCGAGTTGGAATCAATGCAGTCGTTTCATCTGGCGGAAGGGCCGGGGGGATTCATTGAGGCGGTATGTAACAAACGGTCCAATGTGAATGACCGTTATTATGGAATGACGATTTTAATCGACGAGACGGACGATAATGTACCTGGTTGGAATAAAACGAGTTCTTTTTTGGAGAAACGCCCGAACATTCAAATCGAAGTGGGTGCAGACGGGACGGGAAATATATTACACATTGAAAATTTCGATTATTGTGTTTCCAAATATGCGTCGTCGATGGATTTGATTACGGCCGACGGAGGATTCGATTTTTCAAAAGACTTTAACAAGCAAGAAATCAGTATTATGCATTTGTTGTGGGCCCAAGTATGTTATGCGGTATGTCTGCAAAAATGCGGCGGCAATTTCGTGTTGAAAATATTTGATATATTTCATAGTCACACAATCGATATTTTGTATATTTTGGCCGGGTTTTATTCAGAAGTAAATGTCTGTAAATTGCAGACAAGTCGCATTGGAAATTCGGAGAAATACGTTGTATGCAAAGGGTTTCGATTCGAGAATAATCTGGAGTTTTTGTCTATTATTCGTGAATCGTTTGTTCAAATAAAAGATGTCGGGTTGGAGAAATGGCGACCATTATTACACTCTCTTATTCCCTACTCGGCTCCTTCCAGTCGCCAATCCGGGAATACTCCAATTCCCTACTTGACTCCTTCCAGTCGCCAATCTGGGAATACTCCAAAGGAGTCCGTAGGCCGGAGTCAATTCGCAGAGAGAATTAAGGAATTACGGAGTCCAGAGGACGTGGTAAATCCACAGAGAGAGTCTATGAAGGATACTCATGCGAAAGGAGACTCATATGAAAATACCAAGAACACTCAAATGCCATTTGCTCCTCCTGGGTTGTCAATTCCCGACTCATTCGGCCGTCAATTCGAGAATACTCAACAATTCGAACCAATTCCGTCATTGACTCTTTCCAGTCGTCAATCTGGGAATACTCAAATTCATTCGCGCGTATGGAGATTGTTAAACGTGCCAGTCCCTCGACATTTTACAAAACAAATCGAAGACGTGAATGCATTGTTTGGGCAACAACAAATCGAAAATATTCATTATACATTGTCGCTCATAGACAAACACGTAAAATGCGACAAAACAGACCAATTGACAAAACAGAATATCACGAAATGCATTAACTGGTGCATCGAACACAAAGTGCCCTACTATACAAATGCATCGTCGAATGTGTTTGTTTCTTCAACCGTCGAACGCTCTCAACTATTGACTTGACTAGAATAATGGATTTTATGCACCCCCGTTGGGCGAGCGACAAATTTTACAAAAATGTGCGTAATACATATGATTGTGGCGAATGAATAATTCATTTGGTGCGATTCTGCGGTTTTATTTTATTTAGGCATAATATAATTAAACCGAACCGAAATGGGAGGAGCACTTATGCAATTGGTCGCCTATGGCGCACAGGACGTTTTCCTTACTGGAACCCCCGAAATTACCTTCTGGAAGGTATCTTACCGTCGTCACACCAACTTCGCAATGGAAAGTATTGAGCAAACTTTTTCAGGCCAAGCCGATTTCGGCCGCCGCGTTACTTGCACCATTGCCCGTAACGGAGACATGGCTTTCCGCTCATACTTGCAGGTCACTCTCCCTGAAATCAACCAGGGAATGGCCAGCACCACCGGATCTGGAAATGACGGTGTCTATGCCCGTTGGTTGGATTTCCCCGGTGAGCAGCTCATTGCCCAAGTTGAAGTCGAGATTGGAGGCCAACGCATTGACCGCCAATATGGTGACTGGATGCACATCTGGAACCAGCTCACTCTTTCATCTGAGCAACAGAAGGGATACTACAAGATGATTGGTCACACTACCCAGTTGACCTACATCACTGACCCCACCTTTGCCGATGTCAATGGACCCTGTGCTTCCACTGGAGGACCCAACCAAGTTTGCGCCCCCCGCAAGGCCCTTCCTGAGACCACTCTCTACATTCCTCTCCTCTTCTGGTTTTGCCGCAACCCCGGTTTGGCTCTTCCCCTTATCGCCTTGAAAACTGTAGGGCGCAAAAGTATCCAACCTAAAGCATCCGAGAACTGCTTTAGAGAAAATTTGTTGGGGCCTCGGGATGACTTCCGTCATCATGCCCAGATGCTAGTTGCTTGTTGCTAAGGGAACCTCGGTTTCTTTAGTTCAAGTGGCAACATATCCAAATTGCTGGAAACTCTTAAAGACGTATAAAAAATATATCGCAAGTTATATCAACAAAGCAATTAAAGGTAGAATGTCAAAAGTTTGTTACAAATGCAAAAAAATGCAAACAATAGAACAATTCGGAAAACTTAATAGTTCCAAAGACGGACATAGATATGAATGTAACAATTGTCGAAAAGAGTATCGCGCGCAAAACCGCGATGCAATTAACGCAAAGTTAAACGAATACTACAATGCGAATAAAGATGATTTGTTGGTTAGAAATAAAAAATATCGCGATGAACATAAACATGCGATAAACCAACAAAGACAAGAATATCGAAATCGCGATTCTGTCAAAGAACACATTAAAAAGAAACAGAAGGAATATCTTCCAATCCGAAAAGAAAAAATTAAAGAACGTCGCAAAACTGACTTGAATTTTCAAATACAAGAAGTTGTCAAAAACAAAATCCATAAATTTCTAAAAAATAGAAAAACTTCTTACGCCGAATTAATTGGGTGTGATTTAGAGTTTTTTAAGAAATGGTTGGAATATAGATTTGATGAATCAATGTGTTGGGAAAATTTTGGAAAGACTTGGCAAATTGATCACATACTTCCGTTGAGTTTATTTGATATGACAAATCGACTTGACCAAAAAGTGTGTTTTCACTGGACCAATTTGCAACCTCTGAATTCTATTGAAAATCGCGCAAAATCAAACAAACTTCAACTTCATTACTATTTTAATAACATTGTATCTGTTTTTAGATTTAACAAAATAAAATGCGAATATTTGGGCTACCAAACTGTAGATGAAAGTTTACAGTGGCTGAGAACAAAACTCAGAAATGGTAAAAATGCCCCGTATGAATCCGCTTCAACTCCGGATAAAATAGACAATCAGCAGCCAAGCCTCTAACCCCGTTATGATAAGGGTACGAGGAAGGTTCAACGACTAGACGAATATGGCCGTGAGAAGACTAATCATCTTCAGTGAACGGTTAAGGTATAGTTCTAATCCCCGGACAAGTAATTTAAGAATTACAAAACGTCTTTGTGTGTAATAAGTTGATCGACACGAAGATTCCGATAAATACTCCGAAAGGAGGGGTAACCGTGAATGTACAGTTTCACGAAGTAAAGATCAACATTGATTTCCGCCCCATCGGCGAGTGCCTCTGGGCTGTCAAGAACTTGACTGGAAACGCTTCTGTTTTGTCTGTTCCCCAGGCTTACCAACAATCCCTTGTTGCCGCTTCCCTCTACATCGACTATGTCTTCTTGGACACTGACGAGAGACGCAAGTTCGCCCAAAACCCCCACGAATATTTGATTGAGCAACTCCAATTCACTGGAGACGAGTCTGTCGGTTCATCTTCCAACAAGATTAAGCTCAACTTCAACCACCCATGCAAGGAACTCATCTGGGTTGTCCAACCCGATGCCAACGTTGACTACTGCGCTTCCCTTGAAGGAGGACAAACCCTCTTCAAGACTCTTGGAGCCCAGCCATTCAACTACACTGATGCCATTGACGCCCTTCCCAACGCTATCCATGCTTTCGGAGGCCCAGCTGAAACTAGTGGTGCCAACGCCTTCATCACCACATCTGGACTTTTCCAGATGGGAGGTGCCATTGATTCCGTCCTTGGCGCTTCTGCCGCCGCTTCTGCCAGTGCTGGACAATGGGGCTCTGCTGCCGCCACCAACCCATACGCCTTCTCCAACCCCACTTCAACAGTTCCATCTGGGTCAGCTGTCTCTGATGCAGGAACCTTCGTTCTTGCCGAGACTGCCCTTGACATGCACTGCTGGGGTGAGAACCCCGTCGTCACTGCCAAGCTCCAGCTTAACGGCCAAGACCGTTTCTCTGAGCGCGAAGGCAACTACTTCGACGTCGTTCAACCTTTCCAACACCACACTCGCCACCCCGACACTGGAATCAACGTGTATTCCTTTGCCCTCCGCCCTGAGGAACACCAACCCTCAGGAACCTGCAACTTCTCACGCATTGACAATGCTGTTCTCCAGTTGGTTCTTTCTAGTCCAACTGTCTCTGGAACTGCCACTGCCAAGGTCCGTGTCTATGCAGTCAATTACAACGTATTGCGCGTTATGAGCGGCATAAACGAACTGATACTCGGATTGTGTTATTACAATCTGTGGTGTCGTTTCATCTGTGCACAAAAATACTACGCCACAAGCAACCAGGCAATGCTCGTGGGAACTTCGTTTTGACTCCTGGATTATAAGTCAAGTATTAGTGAAGAGAAGAAAACTCTTTGCAAAACCACCCGATGCGGGAAACCCCTTAGAGCATTTAGTACCAAGTGTGGTTGGGAAACCAACACATGGCCGAGAATAGAACTCGGGTATGGTAATAATCTAAATGATTGGGCAATCCGCAGGATTATGTCTAAGTCCGCTATGCTAGGATATGACAGATTCTCAGAGACTGAATGGTGGCTGGTCTACAATGAAGGTTTAAGCAACCTGAGTAGGCATAAGATACAGTCCAACCGCTTGGGAAACCTAGTGGAGAATTTGGGCCGGCGTGGCTTATTCGAATTAAATATTTTTCGAATTATGCCAATCGGAAGCTCGAGCGCGCAAAATTACAATTTTATTCCACTTTTTTAAAAACACGAAAAATGCAGAAAACCCACATAAAAATGTTTTATCAAATGTAAAACATTTTTGCGAAGAAATATAGAGAACATCAAGGATTTACAGAGTCCTCCTGACTTCGTAAATCATTGAAAATTTTTCAATTATATCTGAGTGAGAAAATCGATTCTTCATCATATTGCATGTATTGCAACAAGGTCGAGCATTCTCCACAGTATATCCCAATGAATTATTGAATCTATCTACTCCATTTTGATGGTGGTTTATTCTATTCGATTTTCCACACAAATAACAATTATTGCTGACGATTTCTGTAAATTCGGATTTGGTCAAATGAAATTCAAGATTCCGAACGTTTGCATTTTTTGCAAAACTGACGAAATCTCCACTAAGAACATCAGGAAATGCGTCTGGGTATAATTGGCCGCATTTTTTACCAGAATAGGTTAAAATATGTTCAATTCTCTGAAAAAATATTTCAACTGGCGTGGCATGTTTCAAATAGTTACATAAAGTACAAGCACTAACACAATTGTCTAATGTATAGTGTCGTCTCGAGTCGACGCGGTCAATTCCATTGAATTGTTTTTCGTTGGATATGTCTCCACAATAAACGCATTTTTGTTTAATAATTTCTATAAATTCATCTTTGGTAAGATGAAAATCAATTCCACGTTTCTTGGCATCTTTTTGGTAGGAATAAAATACTCGATTTTGGTTTGTTCTAGTCCATAAATTGCGATGGGCACGGTCTCTTTTTAGGTTTTGAATCTTATTTTGAGAACGGCAAGTTTTACACGTTTTTGTAAAATTATCATCGCCTGACATTTTTTCATGCGAGTCTTCTTCAGAGTATCTCTCTGTAAATCCTTGAAACTCTGATAATTCTTGTTCTTTGCAGCATGTTGTGCATATTTTATTGGCGTCTTTAGAAGGATTCGATAACATTGCTTCGCGACGACGATTTCGGTCAGCGGTACTTTCTTTATCAAGACAATCGCGGCATTTTGAAAATGGATAAGATGCGTCCAGTTGAGACCTACAACCTCGAATGTGGTCGTAGCATATTTTTTTGCCGAGTTCAGTAGTTGATTTGATAAATACTTGAAGTTGATGTTTTCCACAATATTCGTTTTCAACCGACCGCTTAAACTCACATTCTGGTTGAGCGCATTTTATAACTGGTTTTTTGTATTTGGACTTGTCTCTTGTTCGACAAGGCTCGCAAGTATTGTATTCAGTGGTGAAATAACGCATTTTATTGCAACCCTTACATAGTTTTGAGGCGCCAATCATCTCATGAGTGTAATCATTCATATACTGGTGTAATTTGCAGAATCGGGGCGAGCCGTCAGTCACATTGATTGCGTAATTTCGACAAGGGTCGTTATGTCGGTCTTTTGCCAAACACTTCATGTTATGGTTGGTCTGCGATGTATTATACATTATGATGGGAATGTATTTATGCTGTTTTGGGGGAATAACGGATATGTTCTTTATTATTTGATGATAACCCAGCTCTGGTTATTCCTCAATGCTTTTCGCTACTAAGTAGTCCGTTATTTTCCACAAAAACAACATTTATTCTACAATAACATAAATCCATATCAAAAATAATACAATAAATGCATTGGGTATATATTTTGAGATGCGAAGACGGGTATTATTATGTAGGTGAAACATCACGACTATTCAGACGGTTTTGGGAACACGAAGATGGAATCGGTGGTTTGAACACTGCAACATATTCACCAGAATGTATTGTGGCTATTTACAAAGCAGTCACATTGGACAAATTTATAAAATATAATTCCAATGTCTTGAATACTATGAGAGGAGAAACCTCATATCATAGAATGGCGATTGAACGATTCGATGAAGACTCAATTGATTATGATTATTTGGGAGCCGAGAATAATATTGCCGAATGCATGATGTTACACAATCCTCTTGAATGGCAAAAAATTAGAGGAGGTAAATACACCAGATTTGACGCCCGATATAAATTTCCGGAGAACGATAATATAAAACAACTACCTTTATGTAATTGCGGATTGCCTTGTGATGTCCGCAAAAACGAACAACATTCCCATTTGTATTTTAGATGTGCCAAAAAGAACATGTGGGGCGAATTTCGAGAAATGTTTGATATAGAAGAATATCCTTGCAATTTTTACGCAGAATATGTGACAGATAAACCTCTCAGACTACATGAAACAATCAGATATGCGGACAGAAAACAACAAATCCGTGAATTAATGAAATCATCATTTTGGTTAAGAAATATTCCGGAATTTGATAATCGAAATCCGACTACTTGCGTTGGCGGCTGCCACAAAACCTACACGAATTATTCTAAAATTTCATATGATTTTGTAGAACGCGCTTTATGTTGGGATTGTTTTGTGACCATAAATGACCAATTAAAATCGAAGTATGACCAACCGTCCCGAAAAGGCGTTTGTTTGGTAAAAATATAAACTATTTCAAACGTCCGTGACCCCAACACCGAAATCTCTGTAAGTTGTGTTGCGATGCACCTTACATTTGGGACAATAATATCGTTTTTTTGTATTTCTTTTTCCGCCTCCAGTAATGAAAGACGGTATATCAATAACCCAATCTGAATTATCAAACACTCCACTCAATTGATTCGACATAAACGTGCCAATCCAACTCCGAACTAGTCTGCATCTATCAGATTTTGGAATCGATTGAAAAAACTTGCCAAACGTTTCAGCCCGTTCATAATATTCACTTAATTCCTTCACAATTTCAGAAGGCGGAGACGTCATTTCCAAAAATTTCAAAAACGCAATCGCGGATTTTGTTTCAGGAATATTCAACAACATATTTATTCTCATTTTGTACGCGGCGTGTTTTTTCGAATCATTTTGTCGAGCATTGAAATGTTTTTCGTACCATGTTTCTCCATTGAATGCTATGGAAAAATAATACAGAGGAATCGGATAAATATGTGTTCCTTTTTTTCTAAACCTTGAACCTTTTGTTGAAATTTCGACGTCTGTCGCGCACTCATTTTCACATGAGTCTCTTTCAGAGACTCTCCTGCGCTTCTCTTGATAAATTGCGGATTTACGGAGTCTTCCGGACTCCGTAAATCCTTGAATATTCGATTTATCTTCGAATTTTACCTCTGTCACTGTAGGAATTTGTTTATGAATGTGATTCAACAATGTCTTCATCATGACAATCGTTCCCCATCCGCTATCCAATGGCATATTAATTGAGCATTCTGGGTCGTACGCAACGTAAGGAATATAAGCCGAAACTGGAGCGTTGTTTTTATACGATATTGAAATATTTACACACTCTGATGTAGAGCCACCAATTTTGAAATTTCTAGAATAAATTTGGTCTCCATATAACAACGTGTTATCCGTTATTTGAAATGTATATTTCCCTGAATTTACAACTGTTTTGATTGGTTCCATTATATACAAGTTATCCATACATTTTATGCAATGAAACATAATAAACATTTTATCAAAAATTCACATAAACAATATACCGTAAA